TCATACTCGTATAGGAGACCGACGAATGGCACAAATAGTAATAGGCACACAGGTAGCTCCCAGTACTCCGAGTACAGGGAAAGCTGCCATTTATGTGGACAGTGTGGACAAGAAGCTGAAAACGAAGGATGACGCAGGGGTGGTAACTGACTACTCCGTTCCAGGTAGCGCAATAACTGCCCTAACTGGGGAAGTAACTGCTATAGGACCGGGCTCTGCTTCAGCTACTGTTACTAATTCAGCTGTTCTAGCAAAGGTACTTACAGGCCTCTCTGCTACCGCAGGAACAATTTCTGCTGCTGATACAATACTACAGGCTTTTGGTAAGCTGGTGAATATTGCCAGTCTGGACTACTTCGGGGATGGAAGTGATGGTGATGTAACTATCTCCTCCAACACAACTCTTGCTCGAGATATGTACTATAACTCTTTAACCATAAATTCAGGCGTTATTGTAACTACTGGTGGTTTCCGAATTCACTGTTTAGGAACTATGAACGTCCTCGGTACCATTGACCGTTCCGGAAATGATGCTTCCGGTTCCGGTGCAGGTGCAGCACTTGCGGCAGGTACCACAGGTGCTTCAGGTGCTGGCGGAGGCGGTGGTGGTGCAGGTGGCGGTACCGCTGGTGGTGCTTCAGCTACAGCAGTAGGAGGTACTGGTGGTGCTGGGGGTTCTGGAGGCGCAGGAGCTGGTGGATTAGCTGGTACCAGGACTGTAGTTACCACTAACAACGGTGGTGTTGAGGTTCTTAAAACCTCCAGGCAGGCTGCTATAGCAAGGGATTTGGCAGGTACGGCAGTTACCGGAGGTGCTGGGGGTGGTGGTGGAGCCGGTGGTGGTGTAGCTAACTCAGGTGGCGGTGGCGGTTCTGGGGGTGGTGTGATAGTAATCTCTGCCCTCAATCTAATAGGCACTGGTACTATTAGAGCAAATGGCGGAAGTGGAGCTTCTGCCGGTGGTACTAACGGCGGTGGTGGAGGAGCAGGTGGCGGTGGAGCTATTGCTATTGTGTCCAGAAATCAGGTGCAGGGCGGTTCTCTAGTATTTCAAGTGAACCCAGGAAATCCTGGCACAGGTAATGGTACAGGTGTGACAGGTGGTTCCGGTTCCGTTGGAAACATATATTTCTGTAGGAGTTAAATGCTTATGTACATACTATTTGACAGTGAGGGCAAGGTTTATGGGTATTCAGAGTCTCCTACAGGAATTCAGGTAGCAGGAGAGCAATTACTATCCCTCAAGATACCTAATGGGGCGAATCTGTCTGAGTTAGCGCTAATACAGAATACGGACGGAACTTGGAGTCTTATCTAATCAGTGAAAGTATTATTCACAAAGAAAGGGACTGTAGGCATTCAGGATAAGGGGTATGTCTTCTACTGCGATGCCCTCGGTCCCACATATCACCTCGAATCTGTATTCCTCGAAAGGAATGAGATTGAGAAGTCCTATGTGAAGGAACAGGACCTCTGGGAATACCTATCCTACCTTTACGTGGAGACAGGAATATTCACTCTCCTTTCCTTTATGTTTCTTAATCTACTTCGCATTCTGAAATTTCCTATCTCCAGAGCCAGTGAGTTCAAGCTTCAGGGATACCAAACAGTAGGTCATTTCCTATTTGTGGACATTAGAAGTCCGGAACAATTGGAGTGGTGTTTACGTAAGGAAGGGTGGAAACTTGTCCAGTAAGATACAGAACCCAGAAATGATTCTGAAGGTAGCTGAGAGACTTCGCAAGATTGAGCTTGGGGAATGCTTTGACCCAATCACTCCAGGCAGCCGTCCTACCGCTGCGCAATTAGAAGTCCTGAAGGATGCTGGAGAGGTACCGAGCAGGTTTGTTACCAGTGGAAATCAGTGCCTCGCTAAGGGAACGATGGTAGCAACTCCCGTAGGTCCAATTGCAATTGAGGACATTGAGGTTGGGGATAGAGTTCTAGATGAGAACGGAAATCCAATCGAGGTCCTGAAGACCTACACCAACGGCATCCGCAGAGTTGTGGACCTTCTGGACGGTAATGGGAATGTTCTGGTCTCCTGTACTAGGAATCACGTATTCCTTGTATCCACACCTGACGGTCCTAAAGAGATGCCTGTCTCCAGCTTCAGTAGAACATCTTTCACTTTCGTCGTTACAGTCCTTCCGGATAGAAAGGAAGTCACTTATGTCAAGGTTGGGAAATTAGAACGCCTAGAACCGACTTATGATATTCACGTTGCCTCCGAAAAGAACCTTTACCTCCTAGCTAATGGCCTAGTTACGCACAACTCAGGTAAGTCTCAGCTAGCTGCAAGGGAGATTGCCTGGGCTCTGACAGAAACACACCCTCATTGGAAGCGCCCTGCTCGAATAGGCTCGGACAAACTTCAGATACTCTGTCTCGCCCGAATTCAGAAGCATATCGAAGAGATAACCTGGAAGAAAATCTCCAGCTTCCTCAATCCGGAGGATATCCACATACAGAAAACAGGTGGAGCTATCCAGACAGTCACCTACAAACCCAATGGCAATAAGATAATATTCCTTTCCCATCACAATGCCAACGAAGCGAGGGAGAAATCTCAGGCATTCACGGCGGACTGGGTCTGGTTGGACGAACTTCCCTCCAGTTTCAAGCTGATAGAAGAACTGCAACGCCGGGTACAGGCGAGGGACGGCAGATTTCTGGCAACATTCACACCCAAAACTCCTAACAAGGAGATAAGGGACATGGTGGACAACCTGAAACTGCCCTACGGGAAGAAATATCAGTTCTCCATGCTGGACAATCCCATTTATGATGAGAAAAAGAAGGCTCAAGTACTGCACGAACTGGAAACTTTCTCGGAAGCCTACAGAAGAACTATTCTCTACGGCGATTGGTTCAGTGGAGACAGTGCGGTGTACCAGACAAATGACTCAATGATAGAGGCACCTCCAGATTATTCCCCTGCCTGGAGACATGTGGAGTCCCTGGACCCAGCACTTTCCAGCAAATTTGGCGTAACAATCTGGGCAGAATCCCCCAGTACGGGTATCTGGTATTGTATCCGTGCAGATGAGTTACCAGGGACACAGAATCCTCTGGAAATGTTAGATGCTGTTCATAAATCTACACAGGGCCTTAATATTGTTAGAAGAATCTCGGACCCAGAAGCTAACTGGTACACCGGATTGGCTCTAACCAAGGGACTTACCTATCTTTCTCCAAATAAGGTGAACAGAAAGCATGAGCTAATCAAGAATCTCCAGATTGCTCTCTCAAATGGGAGTATCCGAATTGCCCCCTGGTGTGATATACTTATCAAGGAGCTAGAGACTTGTCAGTGGAGTGAGACGGTAGAGGGTAAGATAGTCAACAGTTCCAGTTTCCATGTAGTGGACGCAGCACAATACTTCGTGGATATGAGACCTAAGGGTATTACAGTCCAACCACAACAGACTTGGCATGAGTACCTACGGATAGAGAATACGAAAAGGAAGAAGACGGAGGCAGTTCAGAAGAAGCTGGCCTCTCTAGGAAGAACTAAGTGGCGACTGAGAAGGGGGTAGAGAATGGAAGCAACACTAGCATTACTAATTGCATTCTCCATAAATGTTATTCCTGTAGCTGGAATAATTCTGGTAGTCGTCATGCGAAAGATAAAGGAACTGGAAAAACAGAATCTAGAGAGAGATAAACTCAATCGGATAGCTTCCAGGAGAGACAGATATAGGAGAGGTCCCAAGAAATGAAAGTAAATATTTCACTAATAATGGACAATCCTCCACCTCCTAAGGAGAAGTCGACTCCTACTCCATCAATTGATGAGAGAATTGAGTATGCCAGTGAGTGTATTGAGTGCTGTTCCCCAGAGAAACCGGAAGCTCTAGAGTTTCTTCAGGAACTGTACAGGTATCTTGAGAAGATACAGAACCCAAAGAAGGGTGACCAGAAGAGAATTGAATTCATTCGCTCAATCCTAGAGAATTATGGGATGCAAATGCCTTTGAAGGGGGAAGAGAATGCCTAAGATAGTAGCATGGACAAATGAACAGGCAGAGAAGGAATTGAACAAGAGACTTTCCTATGCTAAGACTGCGAGACAGGAAGCGGAGCTGGAATGGAAAGACTCAGAGAGGATTCTATTCGGTACTAGGGATAATGAGGCTACTGTTTCCTTTAGCTCAAAGGCAGAGATAGACCCTCTGGATTGGGAAGCATCCCGTACTCGCAAGTCCCTCCAGATAAACCAGGCATTCAAGAATCACAGATTCCTTCACTCCCAGATGGCAGCCAATCCTCCTACTGTGGTACCTAGACCAACTTCCTCGGACCCCTCAGATAGACAGAAAGCGGATGCTGCGGACAGACTAATTCGGTATGCCATTCGGAAATATAAGATGCAGGAACGGTTTGACTTAGCTAGCAACAATTGTCTTATGTCCGGAACTGGTATTCTGAAAACTATTTTCGATACCAGCGCTGGTGAGATAATGGATGTGGACCAAGAGACAGGTGAGTTACTTATGGAGGGGGAGATTCAGGTAACTGTCCCTACTCACTGGGACATCTATCCGGACCCAGATGCTACCATTCCTGAGGAAATTAAGTGGGTATTTGAGAGAATCTATATGCCCTACGATGAGTGTCTCTTCCGCTTTCCGGATAAGCAGGAGATGCTTAAGGAGTACAGAATTCAGGAGAAGGATGTAGATGAGCAAATGGAAAGTCATTCCGCTCATTCTGTAGGTCCTAAGTATGACGTAGTAGAAGTTTATCAGTATTGGGAAAGAGGTCTCCCTCACAACGGTCAAATTGGTCGGTTCTGTTACTGTACGAAAGATGGTAAGCTCCTATCCAATGTGGAACCAAATCCATTCCGTTTCTCTCGTCCTAAGGACAGAGGGCTTGCGCTTCCATCCGTTCCTTCTGAGGTTCTAGCGAACCAGAAAATGCCTGAGAAAGCTGAATTACCCTATCACCTATTCACTGACATAGATGTTCCAGGAAGACTTTGGGGTAGGAGTACTCTGTTCTACGAAGGACCTCTTCAGGACTTATACAACCAGATGGTGAATGTAATGGTGGATACTCTGGAAGCTCACGGAGTTCCGAGACTTATCCTCCCAGCAGGCGCTGAGGTATCAGACGAATCAATCACCAACTCCCCATGGGATATCATTAAAGTGGAAGCAGGGCAGGGAACCCCCCAGTTCATGGCCCCTCTCCCAATGCCTCAAGCCTTCGGTCAATTGATGCAACTTGTTTCAGGCGGCATTGACTCCCTAGCAGGTGTAAATGATTCCATGTTCGGAGTGCAGCAGAGGGAACAGTCCGGTTTCAGTATGCAGTACGCTACGAACCAGGGGAACATGATTCGTAGACGCCTATTCAACAAGTACATTCTGTGTGTGGAGTCTGTGTACAAGGCATACCTGAACATCATACGAAAACACTGGGATGTTCCGAGAGTAGTGTCCGTTCTGGGTAAAGAGAAGGCATTCGAGTCCACAGAAATTAAGGGCGCAGATATTGATGGTGGTTATGATATTGTTTGCGAATATGGTGCCTCCCTCTCCTTGGACCCAACCTCCAGGAGAGAGGAGATTCTGACTATGATGCCCCTCTTTGAGAAGGCAGGAATACAACCTCGAAGTTTACTATCCCTAATGAAACTCAATGAGTTAGAGGGTGTATACGACAAGGCTCAGTTGGCTTCCGACAGACAGAGGGAACTCTTCGAGGAAATGACCAAGCAAAACCTATACATACCACCTGAGGAACTTCAGGACCATAAGAATATGTTGGACTATGCCTATGAGTTCCTTATGACCAGTGAATTCAAGTACTTAGCTGAGGAGTCTAAGGTACTGATAAGACAGCATGTTAAGGAAAGGGAACAGCTAGCAGCCCAGGTACAGGGCGCTAATATGCCAGGGGCAGCTCCTGGTGGAATGCCTGGGGCTCCGGAACAGATGCTTCCAGGCCCTAACTCCCCAGGTGCAGCACAACCCCCAATTCCCCAGATGAAGAATGGTTGACATATAGCCAAAAATGGCCTATGATACAATTAGGCTCCATGTCATACCCAGTATGTTGCTGGATTGACAACTTACAGGAGTCAGAAGCTATCCCGAAAGGACGCTACAATGTCAGATAAGTTAGCAGCAGCAATCGAATCTCTCAAGTCAGGTACACCAATCGAACTAGAGGGAGGAGAGGTAGGAGAAGTTGAGAGTACGGTATCAGAAGAGTCAGATACCACCCAGGACCAGAGCACAGATTCCAGCCCCCAAGACGTCTCCCAGGAGACCACCTCAGAGGAAGGAACAGAAGAAGGTCAGGACACCCTCGACAAGAAGGTACTGAATCCCAAGAAAGCGGCAGCAGAAGAAGAGATGATTATCAAGGGGCCAGATGGTAAGCCTCAGAAATTGAAAGTAAATTGGGAAGACAGAGAAGGACTCAAGAAATATATCCACGCAGCGGCTGGCATGAGAATGTTTCAGCAGGAGCGGGACAGAATAAAGCAGGAGTATGCTTCCCTTCAGAAGAAGCATCAGGATGTGGACAGTAGCTGGAATGCTGTGGCGAAAGCCTACAGAGAGGACGGAGTAAGGGGACTTGTAAATCTCCTAACTAATTCCCAGGATGGCTACGACAGATTCCTGGCATCAGAAGTAACGAAGCATCAACGTCGGCTGGAAGCAAGTCCAGATGAACTGCGCCAAATGGAGCTGGAAGACAGACTAGCTCGAATGGAAAAAGAGAAGGCAAGACAGGAGCAGCAACTCCAGGAAACCCTCTCCCAGGCGCAGAAGGAGAAGGAGGAAAGCCTCAAGGCTGAGTTCCTTTCCCGAGTGAACCCAGTATTCGACAGGGTTCGGTTCGCTGGTAAGCTAGGGGATGCACAGGCGGAAGCTGCATTGGATAAGTCAGTGTGGACCCAGACTATGGCTAACCTAGAAGCATATCCAGAGGATGTAGAAAT